CTTTTCCCCGAACGTTTCCCGCGTGAGGTTGTGGAACGTGACAAAAAATTGTTGGGTGACTATGGCGTTGCCGGGCAATTTCAACAAATGCCGGCGCCCCTGGGTGGCGGTTTGCTCAAGGATAAATGGTGGCAGTATTACGCCACCCCGCCGCGCATCCTGTGGCGCGCGATTTATGCGGACACCGCGCAAAAAACCGGTGAACAAAATGACTATTCAGTGTTTCAGTGTTGGGGAATGTCCGAGGATGGGCGCGCGGTTTTTCTTGACCAAATCCGGGGACGGTGGGAAGCGCCGGACCTGTTGATTCAGGCGCGGGCATTCTGGAACAAGCACAAGGAAACCAAGGGCCAAGGTGTGTTGCGTGCCATCAAGGTTGAGGACAAATCAAGCGGCACCGGTTTGATTCAGCAACTTGCGCGCGGCGACAAGGCCCAACAAATCCCGGCAATTCCGGTGCTTGGCATTCCCCGCGACCGTGACAAGGTTTCACGGGTCATGGACATTGCCCCGAGGGTTCAGGCAGGATTGGTGTTGCTCCCGGTGGGGGCGCCCTGGTTGTCCGGCTTCCTTGCCGAAACGTCCGCATTCCCCAACGCGGACAATGATGACCAGGTTGACCCGATGGTTGATGCCATCGTTGACATGTTGGGGGACAACAACGCCCGGCGGGCGGGAGTGTGGTAAATGAGTGACGCACAACTTTCAACGTGGCGCCGCGTGCTTGCGCGCCTGACGGGCAAATCCCATGAGGGTGAGCGGGATTTGTGGGCCGCAATGGGTTATCCGGATGCCGTATCCGTTCAGGAAATGCGGGACCGCTATGACCGGGGCGACATTGCCGCGCGCATCATTGACGCCTTCCCTGATGCAACGTGGAAACAACACCCCACGTTCAAGGCAAGTGAGGAATTCATCCGGGCATTTGCCACGCTTGAGCAACGCATCATGTTGTGGAACGCCTTTCACCGGTTGGACCGCCTCACCGGGATTGGCCATTACGGTGTGTTGTTCCTGGGCCTTGATGGGCGTGAGGACACGGAAAAGCCGGTGACCCCGGGCAAGAAATATCAATTGATGTACGTTCAACCGCACGGGGAAATGACCGCGCAAATCAGTGCATGGGAGAATGACCCGAAATCCCCGCGATTTGGGCGCCCCAAACTCTACCGGTTGACCACGGGCGCCAATTGGGCCGGTACGGGCGGCGGCCAACGTGTGCTGACCGTGCACCATTCCCGCGTGATTCACGTTGCCGAACGTGAAAACGAAAACAACAGTATTGGCACGCCACGCCTTGAGCGGATTTGGAACCGCTTGATGGACCTTGAAAAGTTGCTTGGTGGTAGTGCTGAAATCTATTGGCAAAACTCCGCCATGTTGCTTGCCTTCCTTGCGGACGCGGGAACCCAATGGGAACCCGAGGACAAAAAGGAAATGGCCAAGCAAATTGAGGAAATGCAACACGGGTTGCGGCGCTCCCTCCGCCTCACGGGTGTGGACGTGAAAAACGTTGCGCCCGGCCTGATGGGTTCTGACCCGGCCAACGCCATTGACAAGCAACTTGACATGATTGCGGGCGCGGAAGGGATGCCCAAGCGCATTTTGATTGGCAGTGAACGCGGGGAATTGGCGTCCTCCCAGGATGAGGAAAATTGGACCGCGCGCATTGTTGAGCGCCGGGAACAATTTGCCGGCCCGATGATGGTTGAAAAGTTTGTGAAAGCCGGTCAACGCCTCGGGTTCCTGCCGGATGGCGCGGTGTTCATGGAATGGCCCAAGTCCGACAACATCGGGGAATCAACCCGCGCGGACATTGGGTTGAAAAAGGTTCAAGCACTCACCGCATACGCTCAAGCGCCGGGCGCGGAATTGATTGTTGCACCGGAAACCGTGCGCAAGTGGTTGGGTGAAACCGGCCCGTTGCCGTCAGTCACGGAACCGGAACCGCTTGATGAAACCAACCCCGAGGTGACCGACCAATTCAACGGTGGCAGCAATGGCGCATAACTGTTGCGCGCCACTCACGGTGCACGCGGCCAACAGGGTTGACCCCACGCGGACAACCCTGTTGCGCAATGCATTTGAAGCGGAAATTTACCGGCGGTTCCGTGCGCTCAAGGGTGCGGTGAACAAATACTTGGTGGGGGATGACTCCCTTGCGCTCAAGGCCAATTTCACGTTCACCACATCCCCGGCCAAGGTGGCGCAATTCATGGCCTGGTTGCGCAAGCAAGAGGCGCAAGGAATCCTTGGCATCCGGCAGGGCACACCGGTTGAGGCCGCCGCGCGCACCGCATGGACAAACGTTTATGTTGAGTCCGCGTATCAAAAGGGATTGTCACGCGGGGTCAGCGCGTTGAAAAAGGGCGGTGTGAAAGTGGCGCCATCATTCATTGATTCCGCATTCCGCCGGCCCATCCATGCTGACCGTTTGGGCTTGATTTACACGCGGACGTTTTCCGAGTTGGACGGCATCACAAAGGAAATGGACCGCCAAATTTCCCGTGTGCTGACCCAAGGTGTTGCGGACGGTTTGGCGCCTGGTCAAATCGCGGCGAAAATCAACAACCGCATTGATGCAATCGGCATCACGCGCGCACGCACATTGGCGCGCACGGAAATCATCAACGCACATGCGGATGCCACGCTCAACACGTTCAGTGAGGCGGGCATAGCAGGCGTTGAGGTTGAATCAGAATTTGTCACGGCCGGTGATGATGACGTGTGCCCGGAATGCGCGGAGTTGGAAGGGAAAACGTACACGATTGATGAGGCCCGGGGGGTCATCCCGGTTCACCCCAACTGCCGTTGCGCCTGGGTTCCGGTGGTTGTCAACGGCACCGGGATTGAACTGTCATGAAGCCGGCGGCCCGGTCCAACAAGGAACTTTTGGCATGGGCGGCGGCCATCATTGCCCAAGCCCAAACGCGCGAAATTCACGGGGAAATCCGCATCCAAATGAAGGCGGGCGCAATCACGTCCGTGAGGGTTGAGGAATCATTCTTGCCGCCCAAGGATGGGGAGGGGTTGACGGCCCCGGGGAAATAGGCCATTGTCAAGGCTCATTCACGGGCAACCGACAGTCAGCGGCCCCGCCTCACCGAAAGGTGGCGCGGGGATTTTTTATGCCGATGAAACTGCACCAAGCAAAATTTGCATCAAGTAAAACGGCGGCCAATGTGCGCCGTGAAATGCTTGACGGCCGGCAACACATCGTTGTGCCGGTGGTGATGATTGTTGACGGTGTGTTGAACGGCGGGTTGGTTACTCAAGAGGAATACGGGCGCTTTGTTGAAGCCTGGAACGGCCGCCCGGTTCCCGTGTTGCATCCCCAGGATGATGCGGGCAATTTCTTGAGTGCAAACCGCCCCGATGTTCTGCAAAAAAATTGCATTGGTTGGGTGTTCAATGCAAAGGCGGACGGCGGAAAACTTTGCGCGGAACTGTGGATTGACCCGGTGAAGGCAAAACGCCTTGGGTATGACAAGTTGGTTGCGGCACTTGAGGCCGGACAAATTGTTGAGGTATCCACGGGATATTTCACGGATGCTGAAACGGTATCCGGTGAATTCAATGGGGTTCCGTACACGGAAATTCACCGCAACATCCGGCCGGACCATTTGGCCCTGTTGCCGGGTGAAATCGGCGCGTGTTCTGTTGCCGATGGGTGCGGCACGCGCGTCAACTCGCAAGAGGGTGTGAAAATGGCAGTGCAAAAGGCGCTTGCATTCCTGGCCAACTTGGCCAACATGCGGGCAAACAAACAGTGCAAGTGTGAGGATGCATCAATGAAACCGGAACAAATCGCGGCCCTCAAGGCCCGTGCCGAAAAACTCAAGGCCAACGGCAAAATCACCCCGGAACAATTCGCCATGATTTCCGAGGCGGACCCGGAACAACTGGCAATGATGGCCGCGTTGATTGATGCCTTTGGCACCCCGGCCGCCGCTCCCGCCGTCCCGCCCGAGGACATGGCGGACAAGGGCAAACCGGCAACCCCGCCGGCCGCCGCTCCCGCTGCCGCCCCGAGTGCGGATGAAATCGCCACGATGGTTGACAAGCGCGTGACGGAAACCCTCCGCCGCCGTGATGTTGTCGCCAACCTCAAGGCCAATGAAGCCAACCCGTTCAGTGACGCGGAAATGAACACGCTTCCGGTGGAAACCCTGGAACGTGTTGAGCAATCCATCCGCCCGGTGGACTACTCCGGTGCCGGCGGTGTTGTGCACACCAACGCGCGTGCGGATGGTTCCAAGGGCGCGGATGTTCTGCACCTCAACCGGGGTGTGCTTGCGCGCGACAAGAAAACCGCCGACAAGGGCGCCGGCAAGTAATTGCCGCCCCTCAACTGACAAGGAGCAATCAACATGACTTCCGCAACCACCCCGAAAACGATTGAACTTTACACCAACGGCGGTGTGCAACATGAGGCCGCCGCCGTTGACGCCATCATGCCCGGCATGTTGGTTGAGCGTGTCGCGGCCGGTGTGCAAACGCACGCCACGGCCGGCGGTATCGCCAACCTGCATTTCGCCAATGAGTACCCCCTCACGGGCGGCACCATTGATGACGAGTATGAAATTGGTGACCAGGTGATTTTCACCACCTATGCGCCGGGTGATGGCGTGTATGCATTGCTTGCCGCCGGCAATGACGCATCCGTGGGTGAATTGCTGGTTTCCAACGGTGACGGTGCGCTTGCGTGCCTGGTTCCGGCAACCGGCGGTGTGGTTGTCGCACAGGCGCTTGAAGCGGTGGACAATGACCCGGGCACGGGCGGCGCCGCCGTTCGCATTCAGGTTGAAGTGATGGCCGCAACCTACGTTGCGCCGGTTGGCCCGTAAGAAAACCCCGAGGAAAGGAGCAAACAACATGACTCGCATCATTGCAAACACCCTGGGTGACCTGGGCCTGACGGGCGGTGAAAACGGCATCCTTGCCAAGCGCCCCTACATTTCCACCAACGGCCGCTTCAAGGGCCAACCGGTGGTTGCCTACAACACCGGCCGCAAGGATGAAAGCGGCAATGCCGTGTATGAGGAAAAGCCCATCCAAACCAACGTGGCCACGCTCCGCAAGGATGAATGGATTGACCTTGAGGACGCGGTGATTGAATCCTTCCGTGAGCGCCTGGTCATCGTGGATGACTTGCGCAGTGCCGGCCTCACCTACGATGTGGGCGGCCTGGGCACCATGATTTCCGAGTGGGAAACCGCCTCGGAAATGACGGATGCCGAAATCACGATGGATGGTGAATCCAAGGCGAACAAGGACCGGCAGGAATTTGGCCTGAACGGTGTGCCCGTTCCGGTCATCCAAAAGCCTTTCAGCATCAGTGAGCGTGCCCTGTTGGCCTCCCGTCAACGCGGCGCCGCCCTTGATGTGACGCAAGGCGTGGAAGCGGCCCGCGCGGTTGCGCGCGTGTCGGAATCCCTGGTGTTCAACGGTGCCAGCATCAGCACGGGTGGTTACAACATCCCGGGCCTGCTGAATTTCCCGTCGCGCGCCACGGGTTCCATTTCCAACTGGGCAAGCCTTGCGGTGACCCCGGCCACCATCCTTGCCGAAATCCTGGCAATGGTTTCCTACATGGAAACCAACAAGCGCCGCTATGGGCCGTTCACGCTTTACATCCCCGGCGCCTACGCCTCCCGGTTCCGTGAGGACTTGAAGGCGAACAGTGACAAAACCCTGATGCAACGTGTGCTTGATGAACCGACCATTGCGGCGGTTCGCATTGCCGATATGCTGCCGGTGGGCAATGTGGTCCTGATTGAACTCA